TGTCCATCTGGTGCTTGGCCAGCGCCTCGTTCGCCTTGATGATCTTGGCTTCCTCGTCGCTGACCTTTCCCCGGAAGTCGGAGAGATCCTTGGCCAGCTTCTCCAGGTAGCGCTGCCGCCCGCTGTCGGTCAAATCCGCGAGTTGATCCCGGTTGTAGTCCATCCCCGGTTTGCCGGTGACATCCCGGACGTGTTTCTGCAGCTTGAGGATGGTGTTCAACTGCGTTTCGAGCGCATCGAGCGCGGTTTGCTCGCCCTTCTCGGAGCCGGTGAAGATCTTCGCCAGTTCCCACGTTCCCCACGCTGCGCCGATCACGGTAAGGATTCTGGCCACGTTCGTCAAGACGCCCAGGATCGGCCCGATTTCCTTGGCGAATAGCCGTAAGAACCCCAGGAAGCCTTGGCCTTCCTTGGAGGCGATGGTCCACCCCAGACTTAATAGGCTCAACGCTCCGCCGATCTTGCTGAGCCATTCCCCGACCTTCACCGCTCCCGCCGCGAAGGCCCCGCCCGCTTTGTTCGCCAAATAGATCGCGGCGGCATACTCGGCCAGCTTCAGCGCCACCGAGATGACTTCCTTATCGCTCTCGCTCAATCCCTGGACCGCGCCCCGCATGGTGACGATCAGATCCCGGAGAGCGTCCACCACTCCGTTGATTGCTGGATTCAAATCGCGAGACAGATCGTCAGCCAGGTAGGACACCTCATCGCGCAGATTCTTGACGTGCGTGGTGATGAATGCCTTGGACATTGCCTCAGCCACGCCGCCGAATTCGCGATTCATGCCGGCCAGAATGATGTTCAGCGATTTGACCGGCGCGAGCATCTGCTTCTCGACCATCTTGTAGACTTCGGCTTTTTCCACCGTCCGCCCGAGTTCCTTGGAGATGGCATCGGCGAGATACTGACCGGCGTTGATGCCCGCTTCGAGCAGCTGCCGGGAAAGCTCCTCCATGTTGATCCGGCCCTTGACTTTCATCTGCCCCAGGGCAAGGCCGACTTGCGCCAGCTTTTCCGCCGTGCCGCCCACGCCCGCCGCCGCATCGGAGATCGTCTGCAGGGTCGAGAGCAACTCCTGCCCTGCAAATCCAAACGCCTTCAATCGCACCGCTTGTTCGGCCAGTTCATGAAACGCAAACGGGGACTTCCGGGCAATCGACTGGATGTCCTCGATCATTCCTTGCGCTGCCTTGCCCGAGCCGAGAAGCTGAGTCAACGCGATGCGCGTGCGGCCGACTTCTTCGGACATCCGCACCCATGCCGCGCTTGCCTGAATCACCGCCAGCCCCGCGATGGTTTGCCCGAGTCCCGCCGTTACCCGGTCCAGGTTGACGAGGCCCATCGTGAGCGACTTCAATCCACCCTGCGATGCCGTCTGAGCGCTCTTGCCGATGTCCTGCAGCTGCTTGTTGAATTTGTCCGCAGCCTGCCCCGCTTGGCCGGTATTGAAATCGACCTGGAGGTAGATGCGGTTAGCTGCCATTGGGTGTCCTAGCCTTCCGCTCCTGGTATTCCTGCCGCTCGGCGGCCAGCGCCCGCAGGAGATTGAATTCCAGCCAACTCAATTCGTTGAGCGATACGTTCATTCGCACCTGCAGCGCGAAGTCGATCGCGATGACCGATTCCACCATCCGGCCCATCGGCCCCCGCAGGAACCAGTTCAGATGCTCCAGCGGGCAGTTGTCGCAGGGCTCCGTGGCTCCTTCGGCCTCGGTGTCCGGACACATCGCTGGCCCGTCCTTGCACAGCTTCTCTTTTTCGAGCAAACACCGGAAGATGAAGCGCGGAGAAGGATGTTCCGGCCATACGCCTTCTCCCTCTAAAAATCCTCGCCGCTGTCCATCTGCGTTTCCTGATCGACTCGATCGATCACCGCGCGGATGGCCATATCTTTGTGCAGCGCCGGGACGCCGTTCAGGTAGCCTTCCACCTGGACCTTGCACGCATCCCACAGCGCCGCCCCGGCCATCACGTTGAAGCGCATCTCCTGGCGTCCGTACTGCTGCTCGATGAGCCGGAAGGCGGATTTCTGCAGCGTCTGCACTTCCTTCGCCGTCGGGATGCGTAGCCGGTGCGTCACCGTCGCCCGAGGCACCACCAGCGTCACGATGCCCTCGGAGCCGTCGAGCTCGACCGACTTCACATCGCAGCGGGACACCGCATTGATGATCTTCACCGCTTCCGGCCCGTCGAGATCCGGCGAGCCGTTCTCCCGGATCTCGTTGTACAGAGCAAGATCGGCTTCCTCGGAATCCACATCGGTTTCGGACGCTCCGCGCCCCAAGCGATGAATCTGCACCTTGCGTTTCCGGATGCGTTTATCCCATTGCTCATCATTGGGAAACTTCACCGCGATGGGAATCTTGCCCTGCCCTGGCCGGTACACGTGGGCATCGATGATTACTTCGGAGTCAAACATGGTCCCTGCCTCCCGTTTGAACGATGACTATGCCGCCAGCCGCCGCTGAGTGGTGGTGCCGCCTTCGTTCAGCACCTCAATCCCCGGCTTGGTGGTGACCGCGGTGAACGTGCAATACGGCGTCGCCGGTACCGTGGACTGCAGGACGCGCAGATTGCAATTGACGGTCACGATGCCGTTCTGCTCGCCTACCACTACCGCCGACATCCGGGTACGCGGAAATTCGAGCTTGATCGAATGCTTGTTGATCGCATCGAACAGGCCGCCTACCACTTCGATCGTGGCCGGTCCCTCGGTCTGCTCCATGAGCGCATACAATTCCACCGAGCCCTTCATCGCTCGGGCGACAAAACTAACTTCGCAAGTGCGATCGCCGAACTCCATCCGACCCCGCATCGCAAAGCCGTTTTCGTCGACACCCGATCCCGGATACAGGCCGGTGTCCAATCGAACGTTGTTGTTCCACTGCACCTGCAGGGAGATGAAACCCTTGTTCAGTACGTAATCGACGCCCTGGATGGTAATCTTCGAGCCCGCCGCGTTCAGCGCGTTTTCAGGAGTGAGCGCCGGGATGACCGATGTGGAGGGCTGCTCGACCTTGCCCGTTCCAACGATATTGGCCGCCAGCCGCGCGTTCGCCCGACCCGGCCCGGATTCCAGATTGAGGGTGAAATCGTTGATGACGCATCCGATCATGCCCCGGTTGACCACCGACTCCGGCTCCTCGCGGATGCGCTCGACCATCGTGAACGCCGGCAGGTTGATGCAATCCGTCTCCGGTTCCATCGGGATGCACGCATATTGCACTCCGGTCCCGACTACGGTTTCGGTTTGCTTGCCCAATCCGAAGGAAAATACCCACGCCGCCCATTGGCTCGACAGATACTTTTCGAGCGGCCCGGCGACGTTGATCTGCGTCGGGTACACCTCGGTCGGAAATTCGTTGCCCTTGCCGATGTCGGCGGCGTTGTCCTCGGTCTGCGGATCCACCACGAGGAGCGCCGCATTGACCTTGGACAAGCTCCACAGTTCGGCATCGGTGTTTTTGACTTGCACATCGGGCTGAGCTACAAACCCGAAGGCGATCTTGGTTTCGCGTATATTCGCTGCGCATGGTGCGGACATTACTGTTGATCTCCTGTCTCCTGGATTTCCATCGTGAGGATGAAGTAATCGATTCCTTCCTCATCGGGGATGCGGACGATTTCGGTTATCTGCGGCGGCAGGGTTGCGTCCAGAACATGACAAAAGCGCCAAATCAGTCCATCGCCCGGTTCGGGGATCCCGTTCACCAGCAGATCCAGCACCGTGAGCGCGGAGTCGCCCTTCTTCGCCTTAATGAAACCCTGCAGGCTATGGGTCCACGCTTCCATTGACGACGCCGTGAACGATGTCTGCTGCCACGCAACAAGAATCGTTCCCGGTTGCATCTCGTAAACTCTCTTCGCCAGATTGTTCGGATCGGGGTTGCGGTCAATGTAGGCCACGATCGCTTCCGGCTTTCCCAAGTGCTCGACCAGCGGCGGGATCTTCCGCCACGTCTCGGCAACCGCGGTCGTAAGCTCGATCAAGTTAACCAATCGGTACCCACATCTTCTGGAGCAGCTTGCCGTACTGCTTCTCCGATTCATGAGCCACGGCGTTGATATCGGATCCCGCAAAGCCGATCATGTCCGCGAACTGTTGCGCCCGCCGCGCCCGCTCGCGCGTCTTGCGCTGCGTCGGCTCGGCCCGGATCTGGTCGTTAATGGCTTTGCGTAACTGGAAGTTGGCGATGGTCTGGCCGGTCAGCCGCATATCGCGCTTGGGACGGGCGGTGTGAAGGTATTTGCCCTTCATGATGGCGTAGCGCACAGACAGCTTTTTCGCCGGTTGCCCATCGGCGGTGTACGCTCTTTCCCATCGCCGTTTCTGCGCCGCCACCATCACGTTGCCGATAGCTGTGAGCGGCCCCTTGTCGAGCTTCGGCTGCCGGATGCGGCCCGTCTTTTTCACTTTGATCGCCGCTACCGGAGCGCTCATGAGAACTCCTTATTGGCTTGGAGCACCAGCCGCGAGATGTCCACCAGCATCGAATCCACGTTGACGACTTCATACACCGAGGTGCCGAGCGTGACCCAATCGCCCTTCTGCGGTAATCGGGTCAGATCCGCATTGCGGATCAGCATGTGCGTATAGCGCCCCGGCGACCGCTGCTCCCCTTCGACGCCTTCGTTCACAATCGCCTGCAGGCCCTCGGTCAGCCCGCCCTCGATGTAGTTGTAGACAACGGTGTGCGGAAACACCCCGATGAGTGCTTCCCACAACGCGGGCACATGCTCGGAATAGAAAACGCCCCTGTCGGCCGGCTCCATCTCTCCCATCCCTTTCTCAAAGCCGCCCGCATTTCGGTCGATCGCCCGAAATGCGAAACGACTTGCCTGATTTGGCAGGGTTACAAAATCAGACTTCGTTTTCGGCGCTCTTTACAGAACGTCGATAATCCCCGATGCATTGATGCGGGTCGGCACCGGAAGTGGCGCTGACTGCATCATGATGAACCGCAGAGGCGGATCCTCTTCGATCCAAGACTTCGAGTAGTAGCGGACGGCCCGGAACCCCGCCTGAGTGTCCTTGATCGCCCCGTAGCACCGGACCCCGCCGATGTACCGGGACACCACCAGCACCAGATCGTCAGCCCAAATCTTCTTCGTCGTGCCGGTCATCGGGTCGATGTACCAGCCCGCATAGACGAAGATGTTGTAGTTGTCGATCGTTCCCATCGGAATCGCGCCTTCGCTGTCGATTCCGCGGAGTTGCAGTGTCGGCTCCTGGTTCACCGAGCGCCAGTTCAGAATCCGCCCGGTGACCTGGGCGTTGTTGCTGAAATGCCCCCACGCCACAGGGCTCATGATCACGTCGGTGGCAATGGAGCCCACCAGCGGCAGCATCACGGCGTTGACCGCCGCCAGATCGTTCAAGGGCAGCGACGTAGGATCGCTCCACAGTTTGGCGGCGTTGATCTTCAACGAGGCGTCCCGTTTGAAGTCGAGCTGCTGCCGGGTGTACTTCTCGCCTTCAATCACCAGCTTGCCGGTCTGCAGGAGTTCCGCCGCCATCACTTCTTCACGGCGGGTCAGCATGTTTAGCTGATCCTGTAGATCGGCGGCCATGTTCGCCTGCTCCCGCGCGGCAGCAGACATCGAACCGCCAATCACTTCACCAGCGGATCGCCGAAACGGCTTCTGGCCATCGAATACCCGCTTGTCTTTCACGTAGGGCGGTTTGAACGTCGTCGTCTGGTAGCCCGGACTCTCGACGATTTGCCCTTCGACAAGGGGATGCACGAACGGAGCAACGCGCCGGAAATCATCGAACGTGTCGAAGTGGATCTCCTCGCTTTCCTCCGTCTGGACCGTAGGGAAATAACGATCCAGCAAGAACTGTGGCGCGGGAAACAGATTGCGCACCACAGCCATCATGGTGTCGGTCGTGTAGAGGTCGGCCATCTACTTGTCCTCCTTCTTCGCCGGGTGAGAGGCGACAGGCGGCGCGACCGGCTTTTTCGGGGCAGGTTTAGACGCCGGTTCCACTTCTTCATCCATCGGCTTGGTGAGAACTTCGTAGCCTTCCTCGGCGTGCTCGCGAACGACTTCATCGACAATCGGCGCGCCTTCCGCCATCGCCCGAGCCACTCCAACCGGCGGCGGCGGCGGCGGTTGATCCTCGAACTTCTCCGCCAGGAACGGTTCCTGCGACGCTTCGACCGATCGCACGATGAGGCCGGTTGTCCCCATCACGCTGTCCAGATAGATGCCGCAATCTCGGAGCGCCTCCCGCTGCGCATCGAGCGTCTGGGCGGTCATGAGGATTACGGCGTTGGCCTTGAATTTGCCTTGCCAGTAAACGACTGCCTGGACATCGCCACCAGCCGTATCCACGTCATCGGCAAGGATCGCCAAGGGAGGAAGATCCGCCGTGGTGTACTTCCCCCCGGCGTTTTTGCCGAGGATCTGGCCACGCTTCAAGACACCCTGGCCGGTCAATACGGTGACGACCTTGCTCAGCGTCGGCCCGCAGACCAATCCGATGTAGTTCACACCGGGCGTTGTGTAAAATGCTGCAGACATCGTTATCGCCCTCCTCCTGCCGCCTGCCGCTTCGGAAGGAACTGCAGCACCTGCGCTGCGAGCGCCTCGGGCGAATCGCTTGCCGTCTGCTCCTGGTTCACTCCGACTGTCGGGTTGTCGACGCCCGCCATCGCCGTAGCGAGTGGATTGGCGGCTGCCGTGGTTTCGGGTTGTGCATCCTTGAGCACCGTGAGCGCTTGGTCGGCGGTCAAAGGTGTCGTGATCGCAAGGGATTTCGCCAGCTTCGGCTTTGCTGCCGCCTCCGGCGAATTGAGAATCGTTGCAATGCGAGTCTTTTCCTCGGTGTTGCCGATGGCTTTCCCATCGTTCACACCTCGGTCGTATTCGGCCCGCAATTGCTCCGGGGTGACGGCTGCTGCCGCCGCTGGTTCGGGCATATTGCCTCCTTCGATTCCCATCAACACGTCATCCCGAAGGACGAGCGTGTAGGTGGATCCATTCGCCGCCAGTTGCCCTGCAGCTGCAGTCGCGGCCGTCCGCAGCACATCTTCAAAGTTCGAGAAACCATCGATCATGCCGGCCTTGCGGGCGGCCCTGGCCGGGATCGTCGCGCCCTGGCCGAAATCGGCCACCACATCTTCCGGCTCTAAGCCGCGAAACACGGCGATCTTGCTGATAAACAGATCCTCCGCGGCGTCCACGATTCGCTGAATCTGGGCGCGGCCCTCATCGGTGGCGGGGCTCTCCCGTTTATGGGGAGCTCGGGAGGAAACAATCTCGTAGTTTTTGACGCCCTGGCGCTCCTGCGCCACGGTGTTATCCCGGATCGACGCCACCACGCCGATCGATCCCAGGAAGGCCGATTCGTTCGCGAAAATCTTGTCCGCCGCCGCCGCCAGCCAGTAGCCGCCCGAGGCGGCCACGCCGCCGACATACGCCCAGATGGGTTTCTGCGCCCTGGCGTTGTACACCTGATCGGCAAGCTCGTTCAGTCCGTTGATCTCCCCGCCCGGAGAATCGATGTTGAACAGGATGTTCTTGACGTTGGGATTGTCGAGCGCGGCCTGAAAGTTCATCGCCGTCTGCTGGTAGCTGGTGGCTCCGCTCAAGCGGGTAAACAGATTGGCATACCGGAACATCGGTCCGCGCACATGCAGGATCGCCGTGCCGTCGCGAACCTCGACGCGCCCATCGGTGTTGTCGAGCGGCGTTCCTTCGCGAACCGCCAGCGCTTCCAGGTCACCGTTCCGGCGCTCGGCGATCGCAAGCATCGTTTCGAGCATCCGGGCGGTCAGCGCCCAAGGTGTGTCCTCCAACTGGGACATGATTTGCACCGGCATCGTCAATCTCCTTTCGGGTCAATTCCAGTTCCGGCATCTCGGCGGCGATGAAGAACTCAGGCAGCGTCAGCATCTTCTTCCTGGTCCTCCTCTTCCTCTTCCTCTGGCTCCTCTGGCACATCTGGCTGAGGTGGCGCATCGGGCTCAGTCACCGGCGCGGGAGCGGATAGCTGCACTGCTTGCGCGGGAGCCCGCATCTGCATCAGGTCGTCCCAGATGCCAAGCTCTTTCATCCGGCCAATCTCCACCGCCCGCTGTTCGATCTGCTCCTGCCAGTCGAGCCCTTGTTCGGCGCACTCGGCCTCCATCGTCGAGAAGCCGTTCTCGATGCGGATCTGCGCCGCCTGGGCTTCCTTCACCGGATCCACCCATCCCCGGCCAGGTCCGAGCCACTTCGCCTTCTGGTAGAAGCCGGGAGACTTGTAGTAATCGGGCGCATCCACCAGCCCGATGGAGATGGCCTCTTCGAGCCACAGTTCGTACACCGGCTGACACCACGCCCACGCGATCGCCAGCCGCCGCGTCTGGAAGTAGCGCCACGCCTCCAGCAGTGCGGCCCGCGCCGATGCGTAAGTGGTTTTCGAGAAATCCTTGGTCAGCAGCTCATAGGGCATGTTCAATCCGGTGGCGATGTGCCGCAGGACCGTTTCGACGAAGCTCGAATACTGCGCGGCAGGCCGCGATGGCGTAAACGATTGGAACTTGTCGCCGGGATAGAGCGGCAGGACCGCGCCGCCGCGCAGCTGCACCCGGTATTCGTTCTTATTGGTGATGTACTCGTTCGGATTGCCGCCCACCATCTCCGCAATGGATGCCGGATCCATCGGCGTCTCGATCACCGCCGCCACCAGGGCGTTGACGATGGCGCACTGCAGCTCGGTGCGCTGGTAGTGATCGAACATCTTGAACTGCTCCAGCACCGGAGCAAAGAGCGGCGTGCCGCGCGTCTGCCCCGTCCGGTCCATCTCGTGCAGCCGGATCACTCGCCGCCTGCCCCACTTGGTGTACGCCGGGATGCGCTCCCACTCATCGGAGCCGTAACCGGAGGAGAAGTTTCCGCTCAGGCCGAGCATGAAATCGCCGGGATGGGTCTTGCGGATGTAATAGGCGACCGGAGCGCCATACGGATCCGTCTCGATGCCGCCGCGAAGGTTTTCCCGGACGGTTGCGTATTGCGGATTGGACAGCCGGTCGGACTCCACCAACTGCAGGCAGGTCGCGAAGCCGTTGCGATTGCGGTTCGGGAGCCAAAGCGGCAGTGCGATCGCGTCGCCGTTCAGGAGCATCGCCCGAAACATGAGCGAGGTGAGCCCGCTGAAATTCAGCAAGTCCGCGGCATCGCATCCGGTGGTCATGGTCCATGCGCGGAAATGCGATTCGGTATTCCTGGCCCACTCGTGCGCCCACTCCTTCGATTGGCCGAGCGCCCGGTAATCGGGCGTCGACGACAATCGCAGGCCGTAGCCCACTACGTTGTCGATGGTGGTCTGAATGGCAGATGACGCGATGCCGTGGTTCCGGGCCAGATCCCGGCTACGCGAAATGAGCGTCCCCAGGTCGGGCAGCAGATCGGAATCCGCCGAACCCATCGGAGGATTCCACGTCGCCAGTTCCTTGCGGATGCGCGAGGCCCCGGCATACGCCGTATCGGTGGTGTTCCATCCGTAAAACACGGTTTCGCCGTTCGCCGAAAGCAAGGCGCGGCGGGATGCGACTTCGGTTGCGGTCGGTAGAGGCTTCATTCAATCGCCACCATATGAATCGGCCTGCGGCGAGGCGGATCCGCCCCGAGCAGCCCCAGTAGGATGCTGATTTCGCGTTCCAGAGCATCGAGGGCCGCTTGCATATCGGCGGCGCTCGCATACTCCACCCGCCCTACACCGGGCGTATCGACGACCTGGACGCCCCGCCCCATCGCCATCACCAGCGCGAGGCGCGTCTGGATCAGCTTGTCGAGCAGGGCTTGAATCTCTTCCGGGGTGAGCGTGGAGTACATCCGGCCCACCAGGGTCTGCGCGATCGCAATCGGCGTTTGCGGGGCCAGCCGGGGCGGTGGCGTAAATCGTGTCTTAGCCAAGGTACGGATCCCCCATGTCCCAGGATTTGAACTTCGGCGGCTTGCCGACTTGCCGCTGCGGCTCCCCATCGGTCGGACGCTGCGGCGTCAGATCGTATTCCCGGTTCGCCCACTCATCCTCGGGCCAGATCTCAAACCGGAGAGACGCCGCCGCCGCTCGGGCATAGATGCGGCAGTCCAGCGCCTCATTGCGATCGCGAATCTTTTCCCATCGGGACTTGCGTTGCCCGCGCTGAATTCGAGTGATGAGTTTTTCACCGCATAGCTGCTCGAAATACTCCTTGGAGTATTGCGGGAAGTGGCAAAATCCCGATGGGTATTTCTCTTTCTTCTCCAGATCGGGAAGCGAGAGACGAAGCCATCGATATAACTCTTCTTTGGCGAGATTGGTATTCACCGGCCACAACCGGAGGCCGAACGTTTTCATCCGCCCGGCAGGACCGACTTCAATCGGCGACGCCTGCCCGATCAACGCGCTGTGCTTGGTGTCGCCTTTGAGCGCGATCGCCTTCGGCCCGATCCTGCGAATCCAGTTGTAGGCGATGGTGGTGTTGAATCCGGTGTCGACGCCCATCCGGTCCAGCTTCATGAAGCCGCCGTGCTCCGAGGGGAACTCTTCCTCCACCAGCGCGAGCACTTTTTCCCAAACCGCATCCTGGGTGGTGTCGCCTTCAAACACCCGGTAATCGACGGACCACGATTGCCGATCCTTGCCGTAGGCAACGATCTCCACTTCCAGCCGGAACTTCTGCACATCGACGCCAGCGACTAGCAGCAGGCCGCCGCGTGGAACGGTGCCCATCTTGTACCGCTCCCGGCGCTCGTACAATCGATCGAATTCCGGCGCTTCGCCTTGCTCCGACCAGGGCTCGCCGAGCACGATGTTCCAGAACACCTGTTGCTTCTCGGCGTCCGTGCCGGCTGCATCGTATTGCCGCGCGATGGCTTCCCAGGAAAGCCAGCCTGCAGGCGAATACAAGCTCGACAGATGGTAGCCTCGCGTGCGGCCATCGCCGATCGCATGGGGCCGCCACTCGCCCTTCGGCAGCATGAAGTTTTTGGCGTGGTTCGGGATGCGCTTCCCGCACGTGACGCAGATGTAAGCCGCATCCTCGGGATGGCCCTTCTTCCACCGCATCTGCTCGAAGCGCAAGACCTGCATCTCCGCGCAGAACGGGCAAGGCACGTAGTAGTAGCACTGATCGCTCGTCTGGAAGAACTTCTCGATGCGGCTGCGCCCGGAGACGGTTGGCGTCGATGCCACGAAGATCTTGCGCCGGGAACCGAAATTCGAGGTACGGGCAATCGCAAGCTCGCACGGCTCGCCTTCCCGGTCGATGTTCTCCGGATACGCATCGACTTCATCGAGGAAGAGGTACCGGACGGGCATGGACCGCAGGCCCTTGGCGCTATTGGCTCCAACCAGCACCAAGATCCCGCCCGGGTACTCTTTTGCCAGCACTGTATTCCCCGAGTCGCGAGATCTTGGATCGCGAACAAGCTCTCGGAGGGCTGGACAATCCTCGATCAGCGGACCGATGCGCTGCTTCGAGTTCCGTTTGGCCATGTCGGTCGTCGGCTGCACGATCATCATCGGCCCCGGCGCCCGGTGGATGTTGAAGGCGGTCCAGTTATTACCGCACTCGGTTGCACCCAACTGATGGCCCTTCATGAACACCACCCGCTCCCATCGGGAGCGCGGCGAGAGGTCATCCATGATCTGCCGCAAGAACGGCGTGCGCTCGGTGCGCCACAGACCTGGCTCGGGCGATGAGCGCGTGGTGAGCATCCGAAACTGATCCGCCCACTCGGATACGAGCAAATCGGGATCGGGCCGCATCCCTGCGGCCGCCGCCTTGGCGTACAGCTGCTCGACTTCGCCGAGTTCCACGATGCCGGTCGTCATCCGTGCTTCCCTTCAGCCACGTCGCCGAGAATCAATCGCAACTCCTGCAGGAGAAATTGATGGATGGCCGATTCGTCGGACTCGCTTGCGATCTGCGAGGCCACCCGGTCAGGCAGGTTGAGCAGCGCATCGCGAAGAACGCGAAAGCGATTGAACGCCGCGATCTCAACCTGCCGCCGGTCCAAGAGATCGCCTGCCACTTTCTCGAATTCGAGCTTCGCCATCCGCGCCTTGTACTGCTCGACAATCGCTCGGGCGTTCGAGTACGTCGATGCCACGCGCACCGTATCGGCCAGCGCCTCTGCTACGGCGGCGGGCGGCTTCTCGGTGCTCGGATCGGGGCGGCGATGAACCGGCGCTTCCCGGCCCGGCAGGTTATGCCGGAACCGGCGTGGATTGTGGGTGTGATCGGTGTTCGCTTCCCAATCCCGGTCGGCCGCCTCGGAGTCGATTTTCTTGTTGATCGGATCGGCGTAGGTGATGCGCCCGCTATTCAATGCGTTCTGAACCGCCCGGAGGTAGCAGCCCCGGTGCCGTGCGTACTCGGCTTGTCCCATCAGTGGCATGTCAATTCGTCCCGCGCCGTGATACGATCAAGGCGTTGACGGTGCCACGTGCCCCGTTGTCGTTCGCGTTTTTGCCAAACGTTTCAAGCCGCTGGTTCTGCCAGCGGCTTTTTTATGCACCGATCTCGCTCCACATCGATGAAGCTAGAGGTTCCGCCATCGGAGAGTAGTCGCGGCTGGACTTTCGTAAAGTTCCAGAACCGCCGCAACGCCACATCGGCGTAAACCGGGTCGATCTCCATTGAGCGGCACAGGCGGCCCATCCGGTGGCAGGCG